TCCACGGGGCGGCGCGCTCGCGGAAAACGGCTAGTTTTTCGGATCCTAGGTCATCATCATCATCTGTGCAGGTTATTGATTTTTATAATACCCATTTTGCAAAGATGTCGATTCGTTTAAAAAGTGTTCACCATCATGGACCAAGAAATCGCCTCACTTAAACTCAACATCAATCAGCTTGCAGGTATCACCGGTGTGCATCGTCAGACCGTCGCGGCGCGCCTGAAGAATGTCGATCCCGCTCCAGGCAGTAACGCGAAACTTAAATTATTTTCAGTCACAGATGTGCTGACTGAGTTGATGATCCCCACGGTTTCAGGGGATGTCGCTGAGATGACGCCATCCGATCGCCTGGCGCACTGGAAGGCCGAGAATGAGAGACTGAGTTTTGAGCAGAGTATGGGGCAACTTATCCCTGCGGAAGACGTGGCAAGAGAATTTTCGGTTATGGCGAAAGCAGTCGTTCAGGTTCTGGAGACGCTACCTGATGTACTGGAGCGAGATTGTGCTCTGCCGCCGTCTGCCGTGATGCGGATACAAAATATTATTGATGACCTGCGTGACCAGATTGCGCAGAAGGTCATTGACGCAGAACCGGAGGAGGAGACGTCTGAGGAGGACTGATGGCAAAGCGGGCTTCAGCGCGTGGCATCCGGAGAGATGTACCAGGAATACTTCGCGCACCGCGGCGTATGCGTGTTGCCGATGCTGTCAGTCAATATATGCGCGTACCGATGGGGGCCGGTAACTCCGTTCCCTGGGATCCGAATCTGGCGCCGTATGTTATTGAGCCTATGAACTGTCTGGCATCCCGTGAATACGATGCCGTAATTTTCGTCGGGCCGTCCCGAACAGGCAAAACAATCGGCCTGATTGATGGCTGGATAGTCTACAACGTTGTCTGCGACCCCTCCGATATGCTGCTTATCCAGATGACGGAAGAGAAGGCGCGCGAACACAGTAAAAAGCGTCTCGATCGAACTTTCCGAAGTAGCCCAGAAGTAGCTAAACGCCTGAGTCCGCGGCGTAATGACAACAACGTCTACGATAGAACATTCCGTGCCGGTAACTACCTTAAAATAGGTTGGCCATCGATCAACATTATGTCGTCATCCGATTATAAGTGTGTGGCACTGACGGACTATGACCGCTTTCCCGAGGATATCGACGGAGAAGGGGACGGCTTCACACTGGCCTCAAAACGTACCACGACATTTATGTCATCGGGTATGACGCTGGTGGAAAGTTCACCTGGTCGCGATATTCGGGATACCAAGTGGCGACGTAGCTCTCTGCACGAGGCCCCGCCAACAACTGGCATTCTGTCATTGTATAACCGTGGTGATCGCCGCCGCTGGTATTGGCCCTGCCCGCACTGCGGTGAATATTTTCAGCCATCGAAAGATGTGGTTCAGGGATATCAGAATATTATCGATCCCGTGGTTGCCAGCGAGTCTGCATTCATTGAATGTCCGCATTGCCGTGAGAAAATCACGGCTGACCAAAAGCGCGCACTCAACCAGGAAGGGATCTGGCTGCGCGACGGCGAACGTGCTGACCGTAACGGTATAATTACGGGTACAGCAAGACGTTCCCGCATTGCTTCTTTTTGGATGGAAGGCCCCGCAGCGGCATATCAGACCCTATCCCAACTGGTCTATAAGCTGCTTTCTGCCCAGAAGGATTATGAGGCCAACGGCAGTGAAGAAACCCTGAAAGCGGTGATCAACACTGACTGGGGCCTGCCTTATATTCCTCAGTCCAGCGCTGAGCAGCGGAAATCCGAAACCCTTATGGCACGTGCCGCTACCGTCACTAAGCGCACCGTGCCAGACGGCGTGCGTTTTCTGGTGGCGACCGTAGACGTGCAGGGCGGCCGTAACCGGCGATTTGTTGTTCAGGTCACCGGCTATGGCGCGCACGGCGAGCGGTGGATTGTCGACCGGTATAACATCAAACAGTCGATGCGCACGGGGCCGAACGGCGAAAGCCTTCCAATTGACCCGGCTGGCTATCTGGAAGACTGGAACCTTCTGCGCACCGACGTGCTGGATAAACAGTGGCCACTCAACAGCAATCCGGATGTTTCTCTGCCCGTGCTGGCGATGGCCGTCGACTCCGGCGGTGAGGACGGTGTCACCGGCAATGCCTATGAGTTCTGGCGCCAGTGTCGCCGCGATGGCTTGCACAAACGCGTTTATCTCTTCAAAGGCGACAGCACCACCCGCAGCAAGCTGATCACCAAGTCACTGCCGGACAATACCGACCGCCCAAACCGCCGGGCGGAGGCCCGCGGTGACGTGCCCCTCTATCTTCTGCAAACCAATATGCTTAAAGACCGGATCAGTAACGCGCTTCAGCGCGATACGCCGGGGGCGAACTACGTTCACTTTCCTGACTGGCTGGGGGAGTGGTTTTACGACGAACTGACCTATGAAGAACGAGGCGCTGACGGCAAATGGACGAAACCAGGGAAGGGGGCGAACGAAGCCTTTGACCTGATGGTATATGCCCATGCGCTGGTGATTTTGCGAGGGTACGAACGGATAAACTGGGAAAAACCGCCTGATTGGGCGCAACCCATTCAACAATCCGCTCCCCTTGCACCTTCTGAAGCATCCGTTCCGAAACCTCGCAGCAACCATCAAAAACCGAAAACAACCCGCGTCAAGAAAGAGGATAAACCCTCTGCCTGGGCGCCATCGACATCAGGAGGCTGGGTATGAATCAGGCCGATATTGAAGACATGATCCAGCAGTATATGACCGCTGAACGCGCCGTCCTGCAGGGGAAATCCATCACCTTCAACGGGCAGTCCATGACGATGGAGAACTTAAGCGAGATACAAACGGGTCGCGAGAAATGGGAGCGCCGGCTCAGCACGTTACTGGCAGCACAGCGCGGGCGACCGCAGTACCGCCTGGCGAGGTTTGTGTGATGAGCCTGATTGATGATGCCATTGGCATATTTTCGCCGGGTTGGAAAGCCTCGCGCCTGCGGTCCCGTGTGGCTATCAATGCCTACGAGGCAGCATTGCCGACGCGCACGCACCGGGCGAAGCGGGAAAACCGCAACGCAAACCAGCTCACGCAGTTTGCTGGCCGGTCGATCAGGGAGCAGGCGCGCTGGCTGGACAATAATCACGATCTGGTGATTGGCCTGCTGGACAAACTCGAAGAGCGCATCGTCGGCGCGCGCGGAATTGTGGTTGACCCGCAACCCATCCTGAAAACGGGGCTGGTGGCCGATGAGCTCTCGAAACAAATACGGGCAGCCTGGGCGGAGTGGTCAGTTTCCCCCGATGTGACAGGGCAGTTTACCCGTCCTGTTCTTGAGCGGCTGATGGCAAGAACCTGGCTGCGCGACGGAGAGGTTTTCGGCCAGATGGTACGGGGTTCAGCACCCGGACTTACCCCGACGGCGAAAATTCCATTCTGGGTTGAGGCGCTGGAGCCGGACTACATCCCTTTGGAGATGAACGATACCGGGAAGGGAGTTTGTCAGGGGATCTATCTCAACAACTGGGGCCGCCCGACAAAGTATGTCGTCTATAAAAATCTGGTGACTTCAGGTGTGGCGCTCGGTAACACAAAAGAAATCCCCGCAGACGGCATGATGCACCTGAAATTCATGCGCCGGCTTCATCAGGTTAGAGGGAACAGTCTGCTGTCCGGCATTCTGATCCGACTGAGCGCGCTGAAAGAGTACGAAGATTCTGAACTGACCGCCGCCCGTATTGCCGCCGCGCTGGGTATGTACGTCAAAAAAGGAGACGGGCAATCCTATGAAAGCGCGGAGGGTAATAGTAAGGACTCCCGCGAGCTCAATATTGAGCCCGGCATGCTCTTTGATGACCTCGAGCCCGGCGAAGAAATCGGGATGATTAAATCGGACCGGCCTAATCCTAACCTAGAAACGTTCCGAAACGGACAGCTCAGGGCGGTGGCCGCCGGCAGCCGCAGCAGCTTTTCCAGCATCTCACGTAACTACAACGGCACTTACAGCTCTCAGCGACAAGAACTGGTGGAGTCCTTTGAAGGCTATGGAATTCTTCAGGATGCCTTTATCGCAGCGGTGACCCGCCCGATGTACCGCGGCTGGTTGCAAATGGCGATCACGGCGGGCGTGATCAACGTCCCGCCCGATGTGGATATGGCGACGTTGTTTAATGCGGTCTACAGCGGGCCGGTGATGCCGTGGATTGACCCGATGAAAGAGGCTAATTCCTGGCGCGTGCTGTTGCGCGGTGGCGCTGCGACGGAAGGGGATTGGGTCAGGGCGCGCGGTGCAAATCCGGGTGATGTGAAACGCCGCCGCAAAGCGGAAGTTGATGAAAACAAAACGTTAGGTCTGGTCTTCGACACGGATCCGGCAAACGATAAAGGGGAAGCCAGTGCGAAAGAATCAAAGAAATAAACTGGGTGGTTCACCCAAAGCCTCGGCGGGGGACAAAAGCTGGTTCCGCATGAAAGCCAGCGGCGATAAGACGGCTGATATTTATATTTATGACGAGATTGGTTACTGGGGCGTCACTGCCCGCCAGTTTGCCAGCAGCATGAAGGCGCTGGGCGATCTGGACCATATCAACTTACATATCCACTCGCCGGGCGGAGACGTCTTTGACGGCATTGCCATTTACAACCTGCTAAACAGTCATTCGGCAAGCAAAACCGTGTACATCGATGGCCTTGCCGCTTCAATGGCCTCGGTGATTGCCATGGTGGGTAATCCCATCATCATGCCTGAAAACGCGATGATGATGATCCACAAGCCCTGGGGGATAACCGGCGGTGATGCCAACGACATGCGCGACTATGCCGACCTGCTGGATAAGGTCGAAGCCGTGCTGATCCCGTCCTATGCCAAAAAAACCGGTAAATCTTCTGACGAACTTGCCCTGTTGCTGGGTGAGGAAACGTGGATGACCGCTCAGGAGTGTCTTGAGCACGGTTTTGCTGACCAGATTTCTACCGCGGTGCAGGCAATGGCCCGCATTAATTCAAAACGTATCGAGGAATTCGACGCTATGCCAAACGCACTAAAAAACATGATCACCAAGCCGAAAGCGACCACTCAGGCACCGGCTAATCCGCAACCAGCCCCGGCGCCTGCGGCGGTTCCTGTCCCCGCTGCACTGGATGAAAATACCATCCGCAATCAGGTCATCGCCGCGCAGAAACAGCGCGTCACGGGGATCAAAGACCTGTTCGCCATGTTTGGGGGCCGCCATCTGGAATTACAGGCGTCATGCATTGAAGATATCGACTGTACGGTCGATCAGGCCAAGGACAAACTGCTGGTCATGCTGGGGAAAGATGCCAGCCCGTCCAATAAAAACGGCAACAATGCGCACATTCATGCCGGCAACGGGAATTTCACCGGCGATGGGATCCGTCAGGCGCTGATGGCGCGCGCAGGCTACGAAGACCGCCAGAACGACAACGTGTATAACGGCATGACCCTGCGCGAATATGCGCGCATGTCGCTGACCGAGCGCGGGGTGGGCGTTGCGGCTTATAACCCGATGCAGATGGTGGGACTGGCGATGACGCACACCACCTCTGATTTTGGCAATATTCTGCTGGATGTGGCGAACAAATCTCTGCTGCAAGGCTGGGAAGAGTCACAGGAGACATTTGAAGCCTGGACGAAGAAAGGGCAACTCTCTGACTTTAAAACGGCGCACCGCGTCGGGCTGGGCGGCTTCCCGTCACTGCGTAAGGTACGCGAAGGGGCGGAATACAAATACGTCACGACGACAGATAATAGCGAAACCATTGCGCTGGCCACCTACGGTGAAATTTTCTCCATTACCCGTCAGGCCATTATCAACGACGATCTGAACCAGCTGACCGATGTCCCGATGAAGATGGGCCGCGCCGCAAAAGCCACCATCGGCGATCTGGTGTATGCCGTGCTGACCGGTAACCCGAAATTATCAGACGGCAAGGCGTTGTTCAGTAGCGATCATAAAAACCTGGCAACCGGTGCCATTGACGTCACGAACCTTGATGCGGGCCGCCAGCTGATGCGTGTTCAGAAAGAGCCAACCACCGGTCGCACCCTGAATATCCGTCCGGCATTCCTGCTGGTGCCAACCGCCCTCGAAACCGTGGCAAACCAGACCATCAAATCTGCCAGCGTGAAAGGTGCCGACGTTAATGCCGGTATTATCAACCCGATCCAGAACTTTGCGACGGTGATCGGTGAACCGCGTCTGGATGACAACAGTACCAAATCCTGGTACCTGGCCGCTGCACAGGGTATGGACACCATTGAAGTAGCTTATCTCAACGGCGTCGAATTGCCTTACATCGATCAGCAGGAAGGATTCAGTTCTGACGGTATTGCAACGAAAGTGCGCATTGATGCTGGCGTTGCGCCGCTCGATTACCGCGGTCTGGTGAAATCCTCCGGACAGTAATCATACTTCCGCTTTCTCCGAATGCCCGTAAGGGCTTTTTTTATACCTAAAATTCGCCCCTTCCGGGGCGTCTGGAGTTTTCCAATGGCTAAGAATTTTGTGCAGGAAGGTCAGACGATTTCCATTACTAATACCGGCTCAGCCGCAATCGTCAGCGGCGACCCCGTAGTAATGGGTTCCCTGCTGGTTGTATCACTGGTGGACATTGCGCCAAATGAAACCGGCGAGGGTATGGCTGAAGGGGTGTTCCTGCTGCCGAAAGTTTCCTCCGATGTCATTCCCGCAGGCACAAAAGTGTTTATCGCGGACGGCGAAATTCAGCTGGCCTCTGCGGATGCGGTCGCTGCGGGTATTGCCTGGGAAGCCGCCGGTGCGGGCAGCACTTTTGTTGAAGTGAAAATCAATGGCTAACGCCTTTGATGCGTTGGCAGCGCGGATGGATGCGGTAACGACCGCGCGGTTTGGGAGGGAGGTGGTAATCAACAGCGCCGTGTTTATCGGTGTTGAAAGCCATTTTCTGCCTGAAATGGGGCCGGTGAGCGGGGACGGCTTGTCTCTCGTGGTTTTCTCACCCGATTACCGTCCGCACCGTAACGATCAGGTGGTTTATCAGGGAGAAAGTTACATCGTCACCCGTCATCAGTTGTTTAACGGTAAACCGCAAATCTGGCTGGAGTAGGAGGGCGAGCAATGTCGGTAAAAGGGTTAGAAAAAGCGATTGAAAACCTGAACAGCCTGAGCCGATGGATTGTACCGGACGCGACGGCTAAGGCTCTGAATCGTGTAGCGGGCCGAACGATAAGTCACGGGAGTCGCAAAGTAGCGAAAGAGGCGACGGTAGATGATAACCGTAAGAAAGGTTTGCCGGTTCGCCTGGTGCGACAACGGGCAAAGCTCAGGAAAGCCAAACCTGATCGCCTCGATTAAAATCAACCGTGGCAACCTTCCTGCTATCAAACTGGGCGCCGCCCGGACACGGTTATCACGGCGTAAGGGCGCAAAAAACGGGCATGGAAGCGTCCTAAAAGTGGGTCCCTACACCTTCCGAAACGCTTTTATTCAGCAACTCGCGAATGGCCGTTGGCAGGTCATGCGCCGTGTGGGACAGGCTCGTTATCCCATTGACGTGGTGAAAGTGCCTCTGGATGTCCCGCTGACGGAGGCGTTCACCACGATATCCAAGGGACTGATTGAGAGTGATATGCCGAAAGAGCTGTCTTCTGCCCTGAAAAATCAACTAAGGATCCACCTGAAGCGATGAATAAACACAGCGCTATCCGAGCGGCCGTGCTGGCGAAGCTGCGAGGCGATATTACTGATCCAGTGACCTGGTTCGACGGGCGGCCCGTATTTCTTGAAGAGCAAGATTTGCCGGCCGTTGCAGTGTATCTGTCGGATGCCGAGTACACCGGCGACACGCTGGATGAAGACAGCTGGCAGGCCGTGTTGCACGTTGAAGTTTTTCTGAAAGCAGTAAACCCAGACAGCGCACTTGATGCCTGGATGGAGGAAAAAGTCTATCCCTCGATGGCGTCTATACCTGCCTTGGCTGACTTAATCGAAACCATTACACCGCAGGGCTATGACTATCAGCGTGATGATGAAATGGCCACGTGGGGTTCGGTAGATCTGTCCTATTCCCTCACTTATTCAATGTAAGGATTTTTTATGCCTACTCCAAATCCACTGGCGCCGGTTAAAGGTGCAGGGACAACGCTCTGGCTGTATACGGGTTCTGGTGATCCTTATGCCAATCCTCTCAGTGATACTGACTGGACCCGCCTTGCGAAAATTAAGGACCTCACTCCGGGTGAGATGACCGCAGAGTCCTATGATGATACTTATCTGGACGATGAAAATGCCGACTGGAGCTCAACCGCTCAGGGTGAGAAATCAGCCGGTGATACCAGTTTTTCTTTAGCGTGGAAACCGGGCGAATCAGGCCAGCAAGGCTTAGTCGAATGGTTCACACTCGGCGATGTGCGCGGGTACAAAATTAAATACCCAAATGATGCTGTTGATGTTTTCCGCGGCTGGTTGAGTAGCCTGGGTAAAGCTGTACCTGCAAAAGAGGTTATTACCCGCACCGTTAAGGTCACTAATTCTGGCAAACCTTCCCTTGCCGAAGAGGACCGGTCAGTCGTTGTCCCTGTAACCGGTTTAACCGTCACGCCAAAAACGGCAAGCGTTGCGGTAGGGAATACCACGACCGTCACATTCAACGTGGCTCCAGCTGGAGCCACAGACACATCGCTGCGCATCGTTTCGTCAGATAAAACTATCGCAACCGTGACCGTCGTCGATAACGTCGTGACTGTCAAAGGTGTTAAGGCGGGTGCAATGCAAGTGATCGGTATGACCCCGGACGGCAGTTTTGTGGCGACCGCTGACATTACCGTTTCCTAACTTTCTTTTTGCTCACTTTAAAGGCCCCACTCACGGGCCTTTTCTATAGGTATCAATTATGTTTCTAAAGAAAGACACGCTGACAATAGGCGACCAGAAGGTAACACTGCACGAATTATCTGCGCTCCAGCGCGCCGAGTATTTTGATTTTCTGGCGGATAAAGAGGCCAGTATCGCCGAAGGCGGGAACGAGTTTAAAAATAATGCCCGCCTAATGAAATTCAACATCGAAGTGAATGCCTGGTTGGTGTCGCGATCCCTCTGGCATTCGGAAACCGAGCCTAAGCGAGAAGAAGGCGAAATTCAGCAGCAGGTCATGCGCTCATGGGGTACCCACGGGTTGAACCAGGCCGTCGAAATGGTTCTGGATCTGAGCGGTATGACACCTCCAAAAACCGAGATGCCTGAAGGTAATACTGATCCTGCTCAGGTTGAAGATGCATCGGTAGGGACCCGACCACTGGCAAAATAGCCGCCCGTGAACGCGAGTTTGCATACCGCCTTGCAAGGGAGTTTCAACGTCCTGACTGGCGCAGGATGTTGAGTGAAATGAGTGCGTCCGAGTTTTCTGGCTGGTCAACATTTTTTGCCCAGACCCCCTTCAGCGATCAGTTGCTTGATGCTGAGTTCGCAACGATGAAGGAACTCATTGCAGCAATGTTCACGGGCAACAACGACCTTTCAGCAATTAACTTTAGCCTCCTTTCACAGTCGGAAGATGAACCTGACAAAACGGATGAAGAGCTGATGTTAGCGGGTGAAGGGCTTTTTGGGGGGAGCAGATATGTCCCAGCAAATTAGTGACCTGGTCATTAATCTAGATCTAGATAATGCCTCTTTTACCGAGCAGGTTGCCCGTATTAAAGGGCAGCTTCGTACTATGGCTGATGATTCGGATAAGTCATTGGCTAAGGTTGGGCAGGCAGCCGATCGCCAGGCAAACGCACTGAAGCAAATGAGTGATGCGGGAGCCAGTGCCGCGAATGATATTCAGGCCAAGCAAGCCGCAGCCGCGGACGCAATGAGTAAAGACTGGAAGAAAACGGCGGCGGCCGTGGATGAAACCCACCGCAGGGTTGCTGAGTTTAGCCAACAACTCCAGGATAGTGCTGCACGTGCATCCGCAACGGGAAAGCAGCAGGATGAATTAGCTGAGGCATTTTTCCGCCAGATTGATGGCGTTAAACAGCTTAACGGCGAAACACAATCGCTGACGAGAATTCAGGGACAATTAAGAAGTGCCCGGGATCAGGGGAAAATATCTCAACAAGACTATCTTTCACTGATTTCAGCGACAACAGCGCGTCAGAAGGAATTAACCTCCGCCGAGGAGAATGCATCGCGCTCCCGCACCCGATTCCTTCAACAATTGAAATCTCAGGTTGTCGCGCAAAGCCTGTCCAAAGAAGAGCTTCTGCGCGTCAAGGCTGCTCAACTTGGTGCTGGCGATGCCGCGGAAATCTATATCAGGAAGTTAGAGGCTGCGAAAAAATCAACGCATGGACTTGGCCTTGAAAGCGCGGCCGCTCGCCGAGAAATTGGCATTTTAGTCGGTGAGGTGGCACGTGGAAACTTTGGCGCGCTCCGCGGTTCAGGCATTACGTTAGCAAACCGTGCAGGCTGGATAGAGCAACTGATGACGCTGCGCGGCCTGGGTATCGCCGGTGTTGTCGGTGGTATTGCCACCGCGGTATATGGACTAGGTAAGGCCTGGTATGAAGGGAATCAGGAGTCGATTGAATTCAATAAACAGCTCATTCTCACGGGCAATTATGCGGGAAAAACATCAGGCCAGTTGGCAGAGCTCGCTAAATCTCTGGGAGGTTCACAGGCAACAAACGCCGCTGCGCTGGCGCAGGTTGTTGGTAGTGGCAGTTTTAAAGGTTCGCAAATTGAGAGCATAACCCGCGCTGCGGTGGCTATGCAGGAAGCCACAGGCAAGTCAGTCGATGAGACGATTAAAAACTTCGAAAAGCTTTATGATTCACCCACAAAAGCTTCTTCTGAGCTCAATAAGCAACTTCATTATCTAACAGCGGGACAGTTCGAATACATTTCTCAACTGGAGCGTCGGGGGGATAAAGAGTCAGCTGGGCAGGTTGCAGCAGATGCCTACAGTCGTGCTGAGCAACAAAGAAGTCAGCAGATTTTAGATAATCTGGGGCTGGTGGAGCGTGCAGCCCTTGCGACGCGCAACGCGTTTAAGAGCATGTGGGATGAACTGTTGAATGTAGGGCGCGGTGGCAACGACGCTGCTACGCTTCAGACCATGAAAGATACGCTGGCTGAAATTCAGGCAAACAGTACTCAGGGTATTTGGGGGCGATTTAAAAACAACTCCATGGGCGTGGATAAAACCCAGCTCGAAGCTGATATCCGTAACCTTGAGTTTGTCGTGAAATCGCAGGAAGGGTATAACCGGTCAAAAGCAGAATTTAATAAAATCAACAATGATGGTGTTGAGGCTCAAATAGCGTTCAACAAATATCTTGATGCCGGCACCACGCAGGCTGAAAAACGTGCATTGGCACAGAAGGACCTCAATAAAGCCATCGCAGATAATGCTCAGGCTGCAAAGGCAACTCAGGGTCTCTCACCTGATAAGCGCGTAAGCCTCTGGAATGATACTGATATAGCGAAGGCGCGGGCAGGTATTGAGAAGCTTTATAAAGATCCTAAAACGGCAAAGGCTAAAGGCTATGTAACGCCGGCGGGCGACCGTGCCGAAGATTCAGCGCAGAAAAACCTGCTGGCCTTACAGTCCCAGCTTAAAGTCCTACAAGAACACAAAAGCATCACTGATACCATCAGCCAGCAACGTAAAGAGCTCTGGAATACCGAGGCTCAATTTGCCGTTCTTGAAGATGCTTCACGCACTCGCCAGTTATCCAAACAAGAGAAGTCGCTGTTATCTAACAAAGAACAGGTGATTCAGCTCGCCCGTCAGAAGGCACTTTTGGGCGATCAGATTGTGGCCCAGGAACAACTGAATAAGCGAATGGACTCCTCACAAAAGTATGTCACTCAAATGGCAGAGAAACAGTCTGCCCTGGTGGGAAGTGCAACGCTCAGTGACAGAATGGCCGGCCGGGAATCCACCTTTGCACAACTGCGTAGCGGTTGGAAAAATGCCGGTGGTGATCTGGGAGATGCTGGCTATCAGAGAGAGCTTGCCGCTGCACAGCAATATTACGCTGAAGAGGATAAGTTACGCGGCGACTGGCAGGCAGGCATCCAAAAAAGCTGGGCAGATTACGCTGATTCTGCGACGAATTCTTATGAGCAGATTAAGAACGTAAGCGGCAGCGTACTTAATGGTGCAAGCTCTCAACTTTCTACTTTTCTGACAACAGGAAAAGCCAGTTTTAAGGATTTTACGAAATCCATACTGAGTATGCTGACTGAAATTCTGGTCAAAATGACACTGGTCAACGGGGTAAACAGTGCGGCAAGTGCTTTCGGCTGGGGTGGCCTGAAGGCCAATGCGAATGGCGGTGTTTACACTTCGCCGGGGCTAAGTG